CAGGTCGGCACCGCACAGGTCGGCACCGCACAGGTTGGTTTTATTCTCTACTGCTGTTGTTTTGGTATCACCACCGGTGGCTATCACTGAGCCTGTAAATCTGTTTTTGATCTCGATCACTTTAGCCCCCTCTCAATCGCTTCCATTTTTCTATTGAACTCATAGGTGGCTTGACGCATAGCGGCGGGAGTGAGACGGATTATCTCGCCCTTGTCGGCTTCAAGTCGTGGCGCGGGGGTAGGTTCCTTCCATGTGAGCAAAATCCATCCGCATACTGAGATTATGAACACGGTTAGCACCCCTGTAATCAAAGTTGATGCGGCACGAAGCGGTTGAGACTTGAACAGGTCGAATAGGTCTTTCATGGCTTCACCCCGTACTCCAACGCCACAACTCTGAGCAATATCTGGTCTGCCGCCCATTGGCGCAAACCTTGCGGGAAGTGGGTAAAAGCCATGCTGAGAATCACGCTCCTGTAGCAAGGCTTCCAATAAAAAGCGTGTCTGCCATACCTGTCTAGCTTGCGTTGTGATTTCATGCTACCCCCTTGAGTTATGCTTCTGCTGTCTCGTTTTTGGTTAGCTTTTCAATCAGTGGTCGGCACATCTTTGAAACTGAGATTCTTTTCTTGTAGGCCAAATCCTTTATTTTCTTCTCTTCCTTTTCGGTACAACGGATTGTAATACTACCGTACATCGGGACTGTCTTTACCAAGTTCATCACCTCGCTTTCGTTTATCTGATTGCCACTAATGCCCATCCGTTTTTACCAATCATCGCAGATACGGCTTTGCGGTCATCATAGTCAAATACATCAAACTCTATTGTTTCCACCGGCCCAACATCAGGAGTTTTTCTTAACACATAGGTTTTCATTTGCCGCCTCCCCGTTGTTTGATGATTCCAGTATAATAGTTATTTGTATCTTGTCAACAAAATATTATCTATAAAGTAAATAATTCTTTTTCTCTTTCCCCCTTCCTTAGCCCCTCAGACTCTAAGGATTGCACTTGACACATGCAGGGTACTCGATATTCCCCGGTAGCTTACTTTGCGCCGCTACCAACTGCAAGGAGCGTCAACGTGCTTGCAGTTCTTCCAGCGCCACCCATTTAAGGGCCGGAAGGTCTGGGTCGGAATTAGCACCGTTGCCCAAATTTTGCTTTACATTCACTAGGTCGGAATGCTCGACGGTATTTAGTGCCGCACCCGCTATCATACTACTCTTGCCGGAATCGGGTGATTGAACCGGCTAAAATAAATCTTGTTGAGGTCGTTTCTTTTTCGCGCGCCTTTTGGCTAATTCAGCCGTTTCTTTTTTATGGCAAGGGCAACATAACGTCCTGTAGTTTTCAAGGCCGCACAAACCCCCACCTTCAACGACAGGGTGTATATGGTCAGCATCCCACCATGAACGAGTGCCATACCAATCACACGGCCAGCCTTTGGCCTTCATGTGATGACGTACTCTTTCGGCCCGTTTATAGCGTTTTTTGGAGGTTATTTTCTGAATGAGCTTATAAGTTCTTCTTTGAAGGGAAACCGTGTCTATGCCGCATTTTGCACAAACGCCTTTATCTCTACGGAATGTTGCGGATCTTGCAAAGGAGGGATAACAGATAATCATGGCGGTTTCTGAGCATTCATCAGAACACCATGCCGTGCGTCTACCGGATAGGACTTTGCCACAATACCGGCAGAGATTTTCTCCAGCATCGTTTTTCTTGGGAGGGAATAATTTATGAGGCATTCCGCCTCGGTGGGTAGTCATTTAACTTGCAGGTCTTCGCCACAAGTACATATCGGGAGAAGATTGTTTAAATCAAGTTCTTCCTGAGTAAACTCTTTTTTACATAATGGGCAATACCACATAATAAACCCCTTTATACGCAAAAAACCCCTCAGTATGATCGCGCCAACGATTCAAAGTAAGGGGTTTGGAGGGGTTCTTTGCCAGCCACACTATGCGGCTGAAAAATGAATTATGTCTTTGTGGTAATAATCCTACTTTAAATCTGTTGGCGTTGTCAACATATCACATTCACGCCGTTTGTCAATTAAAACCTTTCAACAGTTAAAACAGCCATCAAAAAATATCCAGTACTCAGGGGCTTGCGCTATCCAGTACCTTACCTTTTTTTCCCGCCGCCGCACTTTTTTCCTGGCATGGGGGCCTCCTTTCTAGGGTAGTGCCGAAATCGGTATCGTATTCCCATTCAGCCCGTCCAGTTTAACCGGCTTGTCCGTGGTTGAAGTGCAATGGATAATGCTGTTCACCGCGCAAATGGTAGTCTCGTTGTAGGCGCATCCGGCAAGCAACAGGATATAGATACAAAGTATATACTTCATGGCTTATCGGAAGTGAATACACCTATCAGGCCAATCACGGCCAAACCTCCGGCAACGATGGCCTCTGTCTGCTCCGGTGTCAAAGCAACGCCACAGGCGGTCAGGATAGCGATAAGCCCCCGCCAGGTGCTAGGTTCTTTCATTCTTTCGATAAGTGCGTTCATGTTTCCTCCTAGAAGTTATTGCCAATGCCGAAAAATGCCCCGATGCGTACCCCGATGTAACCTACCTTCTTTGTTATCCACCAGCTCGTAGTTCCAACGTCTATTTGAAACTGATCGTCTGCAAACTTTCTTTCCCATCTGTTTTTAGCATTTTTGCATCTGAAATCGTGCCGGCAAGAGGCTATCGGGTGATTGTGCCGCGGGAAGATACCTTGAAATATTAAAGGGACGCTCGAGCCATTCCATACAAAATCTTTCGGGACTTCTGACTCGGAACCATCAGGCATCAAAAGCGGTAGAGGTGCATCAAGCGCCCTATTGTCGTCAGTCCCGGGTACGTTCCGCATGTGGATTAACAAGTCAGCCATTCATGTATTCCTTTCCAACTTCGCAGTATTTAGCGTTCACACAACCAATGCACCTTGCGCCACGGCAGACGAAAGAGTTTATTTTGGAGTCTTTTGACATTTGAGGCAACCGCTACAGTCATTGTTTACTAGGCAAAAACCATTTAATTCAAAACAGAAGTGAGGTTCCATGTTGCCTCCATTGTTAATCCACCAGCACAAGTTAATAATATTAACATATGCCCGTAGAGACTCCATTACACTGTGGTCGGCCAGCGGTAAGAAAGCACTTCTGACTTGAGATAGGTTGAATATTTAACCTTATCCCCCTGATTCCCGCCTAGACAAACAATCTTATCCTCTCCTAAACTGGCCGTGTAGAAGGTAACGTGTCCAGAAGGCGGTGCGCCGCGTTTTAAGACCACAACGCAGCCAAGGGTGGGCTTGTCTATGCCCGTTCCCCATTTCAGCCAGCTACGGGCGTTGGCTAATCCAGTGCCTTTTATACCTGCCTGTTTGAAGCACCAATTTGTAAAAGACGAGCACCATGGTACGGAGTCCTCAGAAGCCTTGAGCGAAGTGCAAGCTGCATACTCAGCTATGCGAGGGTTATTGCCTGCCCCCGGCACTTCTGCTGTACCTAGTTCGCTTTCAGCGATTATCAGCCATTCGGGTTTGACAGTCATACTTTGCTCCTATTTGCTGGGTTCCATCTACACCGTGGGCAGTGTAGTCTATCCCTTCCATGTGCATTAACCGCCTTGCTCATGTAGGGACAGTACCACATATCATTCTAGGACTTTGACAATGTAGGCAACAACAGCAGAAATAACGATTGACACAAACGCCGCAGCTCCGGTGATTTTAACATCAGCCTTTGCCCCTTCCAATTCGACCTGCCGTACTCTGCTGTAAAGCCCATCGGTGTCTGATTCAAGTTTGGTAATCTTCGTGCCTTGCGCGGCTATCGTTTCAAGTACGGTGATAAATCTCTCTTGCCCGTGTTTTAGGTCTTTCAGGCTTTCAGCTACGCTTTCCATTGTAGCCTCAAGCCCCCCGATAACTCCCTCTTGCTTGCATGGGTCTGCCATATCACCTCCAATCATTGAATTAAACTTTGAATCTGCCGTTCTTGAATCTGCCGCCTTTTGGTCCTTGTATTGGGGTGGGTGCAGATTCTGGAAATGGTATACCTTGTCTTGCGTAATTGAATCTATCTCGCAAATCATCTATATGACCAAATCCTAAATAAAAATCAGCATCCAACACCATTCCAGTAGTGTGGTGTTGTACTACACCGACCCCTGATGACGGATTTGGAAAGCCAAAAGAACCATAAGCACTAAAAACAGTAGCAGGATGTGGAGAAAAAGATGCTTTACCATAACCAGTTACTGAATCGATCTGAGCAATCCAATTTTCCGTAGGATATAACCTCGCTTCACCTTCTGGGTCTGATGGAACTATCCCATCAACGCCTAAAGGATACGCATTTTTATTAAATATATTAGATACATATTCAGCATTTTCACCAGCCCAAGGATTGTTACCCCAATAACCTACATAAACGTGGTTTGGAGTTATGTATGATAGGACTTCATCTTGCCCACCATCCATAATTCCTATACCGATAAGCATTTGGTAGTTATCGTAATAACTCTGCCCAAGATAATCTAATGCTGTGTGCGTTGGGCCTCCATTAGCAGGTCCGGTGGCTCTGTTATACCAAGACTCGGTATCATAAACTCCTTTTATCCAGTTAGTCGTATGGTTGTTGTAAGTTCTGTCTGGGCCATTGTAAACGTAATGTATTTTTTGATGTATTAACGGGCCTTCCAAGGAAACTTCAATATCAATATATGTAGCAGCATCTGATGCCCAATAAGTATCTTCACCGTCCATAGCATCAGAAAACCACAGTGCCATATCTACAATTCTGTATCTAACTGTTGTGCCGTCATTGTCCCAATCAGGGGCTACAGAACCGCTAATATCCTCATTAGCGTTAAAACCTTGCTGTGGATTCCAAAGTCCTACCGTATCTTGCAATGAGCCATTGTCTATCAAAGCACCAAAACAACCGAGTTCGTGAGCGTTTCTTAGGCTAACTGGATTCGACTGTTGGATGAACTTGTCAATACCGTCAGGGGTGTTTTTGACAGTTATCTTTTTAATCCCCATTCCAGCGGTAGGATTAAAATCAATGCGTATAAACTCATTTTCAAGGTAAGGTGTTTGAGACATTATGGTGCCACCTCAATAGTAATGTCGCTATACTCAGCCCAACTACCTTCTGCGGGATTTGAGAAGAAATTAACTCCGGTCACACCGCTAGGGGCAGTTATAGTGTATTGCGTGTATGTGCTGGTGAGAAGCGTAGCAATTTCGGTTGATGTTCCTGGCCCAAGCCATGAAATAGTTAAAGCTCCTCCGTTTCCTTTTGCGACAATGGACAACGTACTGCCCGACAAAACATTTATTGTTTTTTCAAGCAATCCAGCATCATCAGTATACTCGCTGTTTACAAAATATTCGCTCCTAACATACCCATGACCGTTAGGGCCACCGGACGTGAAGAAGGTTATTCCTACACCCGGATCAGTGCTTGCATCAACCCATCCATCTTGACCAGGTTGGAAGTCGGAGAAGTCGGTGACCCCAGCAGGGGCATACGTCTTAAACCCAGGACCCGGCCCCATGCCCTGCCCTGCAAATAACAGGGAGGGAATCAGCAGGATTGCAATAATCAGCTTTTTCATCTTATCACCTTCCAGTTTAAAGTAATTGCGCCAGGGGTGACACTTTCCGCTGTCAGGTTGCATACCTTGTAATTGACGTTGTTAGCCGTTGGATAAGCGATGATAGTTAGCATCCCGTTTGCTGTTGGTGCGTATCCCGTCACGCCGGTAGGGTCACCGTTGAAGCCCCAATTTATTACATCCGTTGTCGCGGTCCCTGTGGCCGATGTGGTTACTGCCGTAGCGCAAGCCCCTGATGCTATGGCCCCGGTGCCTAGTGCTGATGTTCCAGATGCGATTGTGAGCGATACAGGGATTGTTTCAACCGTTATTGCCCCCGCTCCTGATCTAGCAATAGTTGTATCCGTAGCGTGTCCGAGTTCTACAGAACCGACCCCAAGTGCTGTAGATGTTGAAGCCGTAATCCCTGCTACTGGTAAGCCTGTGGCGTTGGTCAAAGTCCCGCTTGAAGGTGTGCCAAGCGCCCCGCCTGAATAAAGGGCTGTAAAGTTAGCATCCGGTACGGTCATCACTCTTGTTGTGCCTGTAGCTGGCCCTGTGACCTGCAATATTCCAGTTGTGGCGTTTGACTTGACGCTGTTGGAGCTGCCGGTGATGCTGCCCGAAGGTGCTACATAGTCAGTTCCAGCTACGGCAGTAGATAATACTCCTGTTCCGGTGGTGTTCTTTAAAATGCCCGTAGCAAGTGAGCCAAGTATCTGAGCATTAGCAGGATTGTTGACTGCTGTCTGGACTATATAGGTTGCCAAAGGATTTGCAGGGGTAGCCCATGTAGGTGAACCGCCTGATACTGTCAACACTTGCCCTGCTGTCCCGCCTATCGCTAAACGTGCCGGAGTGCCGCCAGAAGCCCCGATAATGATATCCCCTAGCGTAGTCATAGGGTTACCCATGCCAGAGGCGCTACCGGATGATGCGGCTGTCAATCTACCTTGTGCGTCAACGGTCAGGGTCGTGTTTGTATAGCTGCCGGGGCTTACTGCTGTATTTGCCAGTGCAACAGTGCCGGAAGTGGTGATTACACCGCCTGATAAGCCTGTGCCTGCGGTGATGCTGGTAACTGTGCCTGTGCCGCCTTCTGCTACGGGTGTTGTGTCAAATAAAAGGACATTAGTGCCATTTGGGGGTAGATTGTTATCACCGTAACCTGAGTAGATAATCGGGTCGGTGCCGGTCTGCGCTATGTTGCAGTATTTAGTACCTACTGCCGTTGTCATGCCTGTACTTGAAACGCTGGTGCAGTTGCTGAATGCCATCAGCCTGCGGGTGGTGGTGTGCAAATTGTTTTTGGCGTTTACCAATGCCGGAGTTGATCCGGTGGTGTCGCTTGTGCTGGTTGGGTCATTGGCGAGGGTTAGGACGGCTCCACCTGCGTCTGTAATACCATAACCGGAAAGCGTTGTCGGCTTGTCAATCAGTTGTGCAAACGTCCTGTGTGCTGTGGAGTAGGTAGCGAAAGCGGTTAATGATTTATAGGTACTAGCGGCTGTCGCGGCTGTAATCGAGTCTGATATGCCGTAACCGGCCAATGTAGTCGGCTTTCCGGTCAACTCCGCGAAGGTTACGGTCAAACCGTGGAAGATAGAACCCAATGCCGCCTTGATATTCGCCCAAGTGATCTTAGTCAGGATGTTGCTTGCTGAAGCATCGGCAACAGGCACCATGTCTGCATCGGCTATGGTGGTATTAGTTAAAGCCCCTGCCCCGTTTACCAGAGTGCCAATCCTCGCCGTTGTTTCATCCCCTGTGTTGGTGCCGGAAGTCGAACCTGAAAGACCGGCTAAAGCTGTCTGCTGTGCATCAGTTAGGAAGTTTTTGTTAGTGCTTGCGGCCAAGTTGGCAGTTGTTGAAAGTCCGATGTTTGACCGTATCGTGGCGTTATCGGCTGAACCTAACATTGTCTGCACATTGGCAGAAGGGGTGATACCTGCGTATGTGGTCAAATCAGCATCATACGCCTGAACATTAGTACCTATGGCAAGCCCTAGATTAGCCCTTGCCGCCGCTGCAGTAGAGATAAACTCGGAAAGGTTATTGGCTGCAATCACATCACCAGAACCTGCCCCCGCTGCGCCTTGTGGAATATACAAGTCAAGCAGTGCTGCCGTGTCAGTGCCTACGTTGACAACATAAGCCGGGGCGCCAGGGGATAGAGTAGAGGTATTCCTGAAAGCTATCGTAGCAGCAGCACCTGCTGCTCCAGCATCGCCATTAACCCCGTCAATACCTTGGACCCCTTGGATACCCTGCGGTCCTTGGATGCCTTGTGGTCCTGTCGGGCCTGTTACCCCGTCAACCTGAACAATGGTCTTGCCGCCTGAGTCGGTTACAGTAACCGCTGCGCCGGTGAAGTTCATATAGGTCTGTTGCGGAAGGGTCACACTGTTTTTCTGTATGACATGCCCCCCACCTGTCCCGCCGCTGCCGGTACTTCCAGATGGGGAAACATAGTATATAGCTGAGTTAGCTATTGCCGCCGTTGCTATCAGTCCCGCTATAATCAAGAGTCTTTTCATTGTGCGCCCCTTTATTTAGAATGATGCCCATGTTGACGTTGCGCCCGATGATCCTGCTACTGTACATCTCCATCCGACATTGCTACCCAGGTTGCTGTATCTTATATCCCCTACTTGATGAGTGTAGGTGTAGAACACTGATGAGGCGTTTGAAGGGATAACGCTATCACGCGGGATATATCGCCCTGTTTCGTAATAATTTACCCCGTCTGGAGTGTAGAGGGTAAACACCGAACCATTACCGTATATCCCACCCTCTTTTAGTCGCAATTTAGAAGTAGGATAGAATCTGGTAAAACTATCATCTATGCGTATGGTTATGCTTTGACCTGGCTGGGTTGTCCCCGCGTAGAAATCCCCAATGTTTGTGGAGGCGGTGTTTCTGAAAACAAAGTTGTTAGCTGACTTCTGGAGTATGGGTAATGTTGCGCCTGTGTCCCTGACTACTTCCACCGTACTGATAGGGACGTACATTAACTCCACTCCGGTCAGGTCGTTTCCGCTGTAGGCTGTGGAATAAACGGCATTGTTTCCCCACATAATAGATGAACCGCCGTTAGCTTTAAGCGGTGTCCTTGTGCCTGTGTTCCCCTTGAAAACATTTAAATCTATCTGGATATTCTGGGCAGATGTCAGGTCTATACCGATTGTGTCATCCCAAAACAGGTTATTGTTGATATTTGCGCCCCGCAGTAAAGAGGCGGTTTTTATTCCGGTTTCGTTGTATTCGATATGGTTTTCGGTGATGGTGACGTTGTGATAAGTCCCCGCTAAGAAGTCCATGCCGGTTGTGTTGTTGCCGAGTGCTGAGTTCACAAAAGAAAGCCCGTCCATAGCGGTCAGTCCTTCCCACTGTACGCCGGTCAGGTTGTATTGAAACAAACAGTCGTCAAACTTTATCTGTGTGTTGTTTTGTCCGGTGCCAGGAGTGCTAGACGAAATCCTAGCCCCTATGCCTTGAGGTGTCCCGGTAGTCCCCATGTTGGCTTGGCATGACAGGAAAAGAATATTGAAGCCGTTATTCACATGGAAACCTGTGGCTGTGGTCTTGGCAAAGTCTTTGACATACACACGTTCAAGAGTCCAGATATAGACCCAATCCATGAATATTCCACCTAGTGCCGTGGCGCTGTTCTGCCCGTCTATGGTTAGATCGTGGATATAGCCTCTCACTTTGGATGTCCCGGTGCTTGTCCCCCCATAAACCTTGAAAGCAAAATCAGCCATTGCAGGGGCAACTTTTACAATGGTGTTAAGCCTACCCATACCGGCTAATTCTACGCCTGTGGGCAGTGAGATAGCTGAACTTACAAGGTAGGTAGTATCGCCTAGAATGATCTTACCTGCTCCCGTATTAGCTGCCTTTTGGATAGCATCAGACATGCTTGTAGTGCCAGGCGTGGTGTTTGTTCCAAACCACTCTGGTTTTGCCTCTTTTAGCCCTAACACCGTTCCAGTTCCCGCGAAAACCTGAGCATCGGGGAAGTGTACCGGCCCATTGATTGTGAGAGTCTTTCCGCTGTTGACGGTGATGATTGAGCCGTTGGTTGTCTGGAGTTCAATGTTCGTTGGTATGGTTACGCTGTCTGTGGTCGTGTCTGCCGCCACAATAAGCGTTGTCTTTGTCGTGCCTATTGTAGTTACTGCGTCTGCTAGTGTGTCGAAGTAAACCAGTTCGCGCGCTATGTCCCTGATGTTGACATCTTCCCAAAAGAACTTCTCCACGTTGGCAGAGTTACGCACTGAAATATCGTACAATCCATCCCCGTACAATTCAGCGGTGCCGTCTGCTGAGAGGGTGTAGGGGTTGGCCGCTGGTTGTGTGCTATTGCGGTCAAGATAGATAGGTTTCAGCGTTGTCGAACCGGGCACGTAAAAGTAAGCCTTGCCAGCCGCAAGCGTCACGCCCCCCGCCCTTTGAGATACCAGCAGCGGGTCGAATATTTGACTTTTATTGGCAGGATATGCTGTGCCGCAAGTCAACAGTACGAGGATTATGGAAAGGTATCGTTTCATTGTGCGGCTCCTTGTTGGTTGGTCTGCTGTGCTGATAATGCCCCTGTACCTATAAGCCTTACAGCTTGGTTAATAGTTTTTGGGTCAATCCCCTTTGCCCTTCCAACTAGGCGTAAGAATTCTCCCTGTACGCGGGGAGAACTAGCTGCCACTATGCCTAGATAGGTTGGGTCAACAAACTTGCCTAGAACGGCAAGGGGGGCCGATGTGGTAAGTAGGTTAGCCTGTATACCCCTTGGCATGACAGTGCTTGATGTGTAACCGGCTACCGCACCCATTACATCTTCCCCGCCTTTTGTGCCGAGTATGTCGATGAGTTCTTTTTTGATTCCGTCATTTCTCATTGCAGACATAAGCCTATTAAGTGTCTGGTCAGCTGTGACCCTTCCGGTCATACCGTTTTTACGCATCATTAAGCCTGATTCCACATCTTTAATAAGGCGGGTTACCTCTGAATAGCCCTTGGTCATTTCCCCATATTCAGGGACGGCGGAGGTCACTGTGTCGCTAACCTTCTTTTTAAGGGATTGCACGAACTGACGGGCCTGTGACGAATCTGAGTAGAAGTCGTCAAGCTGTCGTTTAAGGGTATCAAGTCCTATGGCCGAATCATCCCCAGCGGTAGAACCCCATTTGTTCACAGTTTCAACTATCTCGGCTATATCGTTTCGCCCTGCCTTGCCCATAGCAGTTCTTGATGTATCAATAGCGCCGGTTGCAGGGTCAATCTTGACGTTGTACTTACCCATCAGGTCAGTCAGTTCATCCCGTATGGGTTGCATGTTGACGGTTGCGCCACTGGCTTGAACCTGTTGTAATTTGCCCTGATAGGCTGATAGTCGGCTTTGTTTCAGTGCGTTTAATGCTGTACGGGCAGAGTCCACCACCTCTTCACCTGACATTTCACCCCGTAAGGCTTTATCAAAAGCGGTCTGCGATTTAACGGGGTTTAGCCCTGTGGCGCTTTCTCCGCTTTTAATGGCTTGGTTTATGGTTTCAGTACCTGTTCCTGACATTTTGCCAAGTATGGGCTTGACTACTTTGCCAACACCTTTAGCCACTCCTGACAAAACAGGGGCGGCAACTCTGCCCCCCATTTCAAGGGTTGCGCCGGTTGCCAAGTCTGCGAGAGACGTTTTAGCCCTGTCTGCCATCGTGCCGCCGTCTTTCAGTCCTACGGCTTCATCATACATATCGGCAAGGTTCTTGCCCCCTGCATAGCCTAATGCGCCTCCTGCAACTCCTGCGGGTATCGAACCTGTGCCGAAGGATGCAAGCCCTCCGGCTGTACCAGCGATTCCCGCCCCTGCTATCATTCCAGCACCTTCAAGTACGGGCCTAACGTATGGGCTTGCAGCTTTTGCAACTTCTCGCGCTCTTGTGCCTATTGTACCTTCATCCTTGACAAAATCAGCCTGTGACACTCCGGCCTTCTTGCCGGTGCCTTGTACCCATTCGCTGCCGGCCATATCAGAGAATATCTTAGCGGCCTCCATTTCAGTCGGTGGGGAGTCGCCAGTTACCTTAAACTTCTTGCCAGTGGAGTTATCAGTAATGAGGTAGCTTGGCATTACAGTGCCTCCACGGTGAACCTTCCTGACTGTTTGCCTGTGCCTGCGGGTGTTGCCGCCTTGCCGCCTACTTTTTTAAATGCCTTCGCCACTGAAGGCTCAAGAGACGCCGCTGCATCCACGGCTTCGTCGTAGTTGCCTATCGTCCTGTCTGCTTCCTGCTTGTAGAACAGCAACAGTTCACGAATGGCCGTCCTTGCGCCACTCCCGCCACCGCTGACAGATTGCAGTAACTTCTGCTCGTAGTTGGATACCTGCCCAGGACCTATGACGGTAGACCTCAACTGCCCGGCCCCTGCGCTTGCCAGCTTCTTGAACAGTTCTGCTTCTGAGGTTGCAGATACGTCAAACACGCCTGAAATGGATTGCAGGATGTTACCTTTCAAGCCACCGGCAGAACCTTTGTCATACAGCTTAATCATCTGGTCAAGCCTTGCCTGTGATGCGGAGGCCATGTTTGCTTCCTTGCGGAGTTTGGGCAAATCCTTAACAGCTTCTCGTACTACAACGGGGTCCGGCTTGCCCTCTTTGGCGCTTGCGCCTGGGGTTATACCTTTGGGTTCATAATAAGGCTTAGTACCGTCTCTTGGAATGTATTTTATCCTGTCGCCTAAATCTACAGTGTCGAAACCTTTAGTATCTTTAGCTTCCTTCACAATGTGACTTTTTCCATCAGGGCCGACAACCATAGTAAACCCGTTGCCTGTAAATTCGGTCATATCCCCTGTGATTTTTATTGTGGATGGGTCTATCCCTTTAAACACGTCCGGCAAGCTGGTTATCATCTGCCGTAGCAAGTTGCCTGTCGTATCTGCCTTGCCAAGAGTGCTAACTATTGTAGCTATTTTAGTCCCCTTTTCAATCTCAGCATCTAGCTTGTCAGAAGTGGCAATATCGCCATAAGCCCTTGCCTGTGCGCTTCTCTTTCTTAATACAGCTTCGACATTGAGTGCTTTTGTTGCAGGATCATAGTCTCCCGTTTCCATGCCGTATTTAAACAGTGCATCCATCGGGTCAGGGGGGGTGACTTTGGCAGGGATAGCAGGTGCGCCAATGGCTGTATTGAACTGCTGTTGTGCTTGCATATAAGCGGGATTAGGTGCATCCCCACCAGCTCCGCCATTCATCTCTTGGTCAAAGGCCATCTGCGGCATACGCCCTTGTGCATAGGCTAATGCGTCCGTTGTATAGGCATTTAACTGTTCTTGTGACTGCTGTGCGGGGGTAACAGTAGGTTGTAGACTGGAAAGGCTGTTTCTCAGCTTTGCCTTTTCGCCTGCAACCCTCTCTGCTTCTGCTACAGACATTTGATGCTGTTTAATCTGCAAGTCCACAAGCGAGTTACGGCGTTGGCCTTCGCCTTCCAGCATCTTCATCTTGCGGTCTTGGTCAACAGTATCGCCCAAGTCATTCAAGCCCGTAGCAATCGGGTTACGTGCGCCCATGTAAGCGGCATATTTCATGTAATCAACGTCTGCCATAATGCCCCCTAGGTAAACTCACCATCTGGCTTGTTAGCGTTATATGTGGAAGGTTGCGCCCAACTACCAGCGTTGTATGCTTTCAGGCCGGTATTCAATACGCCCATGCCGGTGCTGATTGCGTTATAGAGGTTGTTTTGTTGCATCATGCCGCCTGCTAAAGTCGCATTGGCTTGATTGTTTCCGCTATTGATAAGGTTGTTAGCCGCGTCGGTTGAATAAGCGTTGCCGCCTTGAGTCAGCGTAGAAGCTCCGCCCCTTGCTACGTTGGTGAGGTCGGACAAACGCGATAACTGTTTATCGTACTCGTTAGCGGCAAGGTTCTGCTGGGTCTTGAATTGTTCGCCCATACCGTAACTTGAGTTCTCCCTGCCTAATGCCCTTAACGTGCGGCTATTGTTCTTGTTGGCTTGTTCCTGCTGCCATGCGTAAGCGGGTGTCTCGGTAGGTGTCCATACTCCGGTTGACTTCATGGCGCTTGCTGGGGCTTCGGTAGAAATACCGCCGTTAGCATCACGGTAGTATGTGCCGCCCATCTGATACGGTAAGCCTTCCCCACGTTTAAGACCGATAGCAATCATGTTATCTGTCCAGTCGGGGAACTGTTGTTTAATGGCGGCAATATTCGCGGCTTGGATTTCCTGATCGGTCAGCGTCTTAGCCCCTGGTGCGTTTGGGTCAACGTAAGACTGCGGCTGTCCAGTTACAGCAGAAAGATACTGATAATACGCAGGCATTGAACCTTTGTAGAACGGTTCATTCAGGGATTTCTGGTAATTGAATTGGTCACGCTGTAACTGCAAAGCCGCTGCGCTTGCTTGCCCTTGCTGCCCTGCGGCATCACCAGCAGCATCGGCGGCGTTTTCTGAGGCCATATAAGAGCCTGTAGCGCCTATAACCGCCCCGCCTACTCCTACGGCAACGGCAACCCACGACCTCGGCATTATGCTTGAATATTGAGGGCTAAATATCTTGCTGAATGAGAATACCATTATCGGCCTCCTGCAAGCCTAATGCTTGTTTTGCCTGTTCGATTCTTTCCGCTTCGTCATAGGATGGGTAAATCAATTCTTCTTCCAGCTTGATAAGGTCGGTTTCAGTCGTTACGTGTACCGTTGTCCAGATTGTGTCTGAGTGCGTATACAAAGCCCTCTTGGTAAGAGGTAGTGAGACAAACGTATATGGTGCTGTGTATCTCTCTGTTCCAAACTCTGTAACGACTGAAACCTCGCCTTTGGTGATAAAGTTCAAGTGACCGTGTTTATGTATCTTTCCGATTATCAGCGTGTTGGCTGGTAAGAATATCTCTCTTGCGTAAGCACCCTCTGTGAATCGGTGAGTCAAAGGGCAATCAACCTGTGGCAGTTCTGCAAGTTGCTCTTGGAGGGCAACTACGGACTCCCTGAACTGTTTGGGGTCTTTATATTCCGGTAATGCGCTATCTATCATCACAGGCAAGGTCATTTGTTCCCTATCTCCCTGCTGCCTGACATATCAAGCTCGTAGTGAACGCCGTAAGTAGTGACTACGACATCCCCTGCGTTCCCTGCTGTTCTGGCTATGGTCATGCCAAGGTTAGCCCCTAATTCTGTCGGACCTGCAAAGCCCGTTGTATCGAATATGTTGACCTTGTGCGGGTTGGAGTTTAACTGTGCGCTTGTTGCTGAAACTACAACACTTCCGGTGGTCGTGCCGGTTGACTGTCTCAACTCCCAGTAAAGGGTGAACGATACGCCTGTTGTGCCTACCGCTTCCCCGCCTTTCAGGAATACATGAGCATGGGGGTAAATAGTTCTGCCAAAAGAAAAAGCGTGGGGGACTTCCTGATTACTCCCGCAAAGTTGGTTATTCGCGTTGGTAAATTCCTTGTGGAAAATGTTGTTGATAACTACATCATCGGGCCGCGTAGCAACGGGACCGCCTGAACGGGTCGGGTCAAAGTTCAAGTCCTCCCAAACCGTTTCTCGGTTCGTTCCTCTTGATTCGGGGTGGAACTCTGATATGAAGCCCTTTTCCATTATGGAGTTACCCTATCCCCTGCGAGGTGGATACTTACCTTGTCCGCTACGGTGGCAAAGCCGTAAACCTGCCCCCCTGTGGCTAGTCTCTGCTCTAAGCCGAATCGGCGGGTTTCTCCGGGGTTTAGCACGTAATTAGTGCTGTCCAGTATCCGGTTTGATGCGGTTGCAGAACCGGCGGCAGGTACAAGGTTAATCGTAACTCCTACGGCTGAGGTATGAGTGTTGCAGAATATGAACTCGTAGAGCTTGTCTGTGTACTCCGCAACGTAACTGCCCAGTGCCGCTGCCGGTGAAGACGGTAAGAGTACGCCTGCTATGAACTGCTTTGGTGTGGTTGCCATGTTAGAACCTCGCTGATTTCTCTATGCTGTCTATCCTGCGCTCAAGTTCGCTTATCTTGCTATTAAACGATAAGCCGTTTTCGTTTCTTAGCTGTTGTTCCAATGTAGCGATCTGTGCTTTTAATGGTGCAACGGCTGAATTGACTAAATCCCTTATTGCCCTGTCAAGGTCTGCCACTATCGGAGCGCCCGGCCAATTACTCCGCTGGTCTACTTCCTCAAGGGTTGAACTGGTGCCTTTCAGCTTGTCAACAACTTGAAGGTAAAACTGCTCAAGTTCGCCGGGGGTTGAAGGTACTATTTCACCGAATCTGCGGCTCATCGTCTCAGTGCGTCAACATCTTCGGATATAGTGTTGATGATAAACTCGTTAGCATTAGTGCCTTTTACCCCACGCTTCACGTTGTAGCGGTAAAAATTAGAACGCTTGGTAACGTCAATCTGATGGTTTATCTGCCCTGACACAATGCAAGCCCTGAACATCTCCCCAGCATCGGTGAAGTCGGTATAACTAAATTCGTGTTGTCGGTTTAGGTAAATACCACATTGCGTCTGGTCGGGCGGTCTTTTGTAATCTCCCGCCTTCCCAAGTGATACATGGCGGGGGTTTGACCATTCCTTTTTATTGTCGTCTCTCCATCGGTGAGTAAGGAAAGATTCGCCCTCGTACTCAATGGTTTTATCGGAGTACATGCGGTATGTCTTGCCGTCTCTACCCCCTACTAATTGAAGATTCCATGCTTCGATGTAGCAGAATGAGCAACCGCGATAGGCTTTCCACTGTGCATCCTCAGAATCCCACCTTGACAAGATAATCCATGCCCGTTTCTGGATATGGTAGGAAAGGGTGATTTCAGGAAAGTATTGCTCGTTAATCTCTGTATTAGCCGTGGGGAAGTGCAAGCAGTAGAAGTTTTGCCCACGGAAGGCCATTATAAAGCCCTGTGCATCGTCAACACGTTCAAACTGCTCTATAGGTACGTCTATTGGAAAACTTATGGTCTGAACGGCTCCTGCTACGTTCTGGACAATCTTTCTGCTTTGTGCTATTTCAGTCAGGTAGTAGAGTGATTGACCATCGTAACAGGGGGAGTATTTAGCTATCGTTCCAAAAGACGAAATCCTGCCCGGATTGGCTCCAAAAGGATTATCAGGATTAGTGCCGAAAAACGTCACTTCCAAAGTCTCAGGGCCGATATTATAAATCCACTGGTTATCCACAAGCACAAGAGTCTGTAATTTATCAGGCTTGCTCTCGTTGTTGTATACCTCCCAAAGAGCGTACCCATTAACCTTGTCGTCTGAGTAGGTAACATCACCGGCGATTTCAGGGCCATTGGCAAGGATAAAGCCGCCGTGGTAGATCATGGAAGTTACGCGGTCGGGAGAATTACCAGCCAGCGGCACAAGAGTTGTAGATACTTTGTATATCTTTGAATCTGCGGCAACAAAGATGCTTGCGGTATCCTCGCAGAAGCAAGGCGGCGTGTTAGGTGATAAAGTCCCGTCGGTTATCTCGGTCAATGCGCCATCTTTGGCGGTCTGAGTCCATACCTTGCCGTTGCAAACGATAACGCGAGTGCCGAAGGTCTTGCTGAAATAGTTGTAAACAGGGGAGTTAGCTTCTCCGGTATCGTCATGCTCGATAAGACCTGGGATGGTGTGGATCGAGTTCATCCGGTCAAACCACAAGTTATAGAAGGCAACAGCAACACCATCAGCGGCACTTGTAGCGTCGCCGTCTAGGTTGCTTGATGCGCCTATGGGGAGGGGTTTAATCACTTAGAAATACTCCGCTGCTACAACTTCTGTCGGTTGGCCGGATGCGAGTTGACGGCGGATAGTGTTGGTTGCTGATTGCTTGACCTTGCCCCATCCTTCGGGAGGCGAGGGGAGATTATAGAAATGCGCTATCTCAGCATAAATGAGGTCGATAAGAGGGAGTGAAAAGCGAATAGGTATGTCAGTGTATTCTGCGCCTGTCATCAAAGCCCACGTTACAAGGCCATCGTCTAACAGTGTGTAGTAAACGCCTTGGTAAGCGTCAGTTACATTTTCTAGGTCTGCCGCCTGTGGCGGGCTTCCGGCTTGGTGTATTCCCAACTTGCTCAACACTTTCACCGCTAACTGTTCGATTGTCATCTTTCGCCCTCTCAAACTGCGGGTTATTGCTGAGTTTCTTAATCGCGTGTTCGTCGGTGACTTCGGTTGGTACGTTTACCGGAAATGTAATATCAAAGGCTGTGGTGTCTCTTCCTGAACCAATGTAGATGAATTTCATAATGATATGCGGGGGGCCGCGAAGCCCCCCTATCCTTTCTTTAATCAGAAGTGGTGTAAACTGGTGTCAGGATGCAGTTACCGGCCACGGCGGTTGCTGCGGCGGTGGTGGCTTTCAACGATACGATGGTATCAGCCGTTACGGTGATCGGTCCACCTGTGCAAGCAAAGAACGTCCCTGCTTTGGCTGTGGCGTTGGTGATACCGGCCTGAACAACGGTTGTACCGATAAGCACCGACCAGACAAGAGCCTCAGAGCCGGAGTCAAGGTCATCGGTAAAGAAGAAAAAGCCAAAGGTTGTGGAGTTAGCCGGTACTTTGGCAACTCCGGTAATGTCGTTAGTGGCGAGGTCGGTTGTTCTCAGTGCCACGGTGTGAGGTTGCGCAATCAATGCTCCGCAACTTGGCGAGGAAATCAGCGCGGTTGTTGGTACTAAATCGGTAGTTGTCTCGCCGGCCAAGGTCGGCCTCCTTTATACGTGTTTCCAGTTAATGCGCTGGATAACACAGTCTATGGTGGGTTTCGTGACACCGTATCTTTCTGCTAAGTCTTTACTATTTACGGTGCCTGCCAGTTGTCTGATTTCTAATACATCTGAAACTACTAATTTATTTGACCATTTGCCGGGAGTATTCCTCCCCTTTTTGACCATATCCGTCATATTGTCGGAGTCTGTGCCTAAAAACAAATGGGCAGGATTGCAGCAAGAGGGGTTATCGCATTTGTGGCAAACTAGCATTTTATCGGGAATTTTCCCTACTGTTATCATGTGCATATATCTGTGGCTACGGATTAGTCGTTTGGTTTCCATTCTAAACATTCCGTAGCCCTTAGCACACTTTGCCCCTTGCCACGGCCAGCAATCATTTTCCCCTCTTACTTCGATCTTTTCAAAGAACCGTTCTTTGTGCGTCTTTTCAAATCTCGTTTTCTTGCTGAGGTCTTGGCCCTTAATGTGTCTTGCATAGTGCTTCTCGCAAAACGTCTTATGTGCCGATACCCCGATACATCCTTCTACTGAGCATTTCATAGTGTGCCTCCCCGGTTAAAGTTTGGCACACTATAACATACTTGTCAGCGGTTGTATACTATCTTTGTGTTATGCGCTGGCAAGTGCCGGACATGCGAAGAAGCCGGTAAAAATGCCGTTGTCTTTAGGGGTGGTCGTGTCCACGGTTGCGTCGGTGCCAAACCGCAGTTTTTCAATGCCCCTGACTTCCTGAATGGCGCAGCCCTGCTTGTCACCGTAATCAGTATCGTCAGTGATGGTCTTGCTGCGTTGAGCTACCAAGAAACCAAGAGCCTGAGAACCGCAGAGGAACACAGGAGAAACATCGGCAGAAGTCCCACCGGCGATGGCGAGGTCTGGAATTTCAGGAATCTCACGGATAATCATGCCGTTGGCAATCAGGGAATCGCCGGTAAATAGCGGGTTGTCGAGGCCGCGAACCCTTGCGTCCTTGTTGAATCCGACGATTGTAGCATCTTCGGAGAAGCGTTTGAAGGCTTTGGAACCGCAGAAAACGGCGTACCACTCTTCGTCACCATTGACCATCGTCGGGCGTATGGCGGGGGAGGCGAGTTTCGCCAAAGACTTCATCAGGTTCAAACGGGCATAGGTCGGCAGGTCACCGGAGTCATCCACGTTGCCTACTGCGGTTGCAAAGGTTGTGGAGTAGTTGGAAACAGCGGACCCGAAAAGTACGCGGTCCACATTGGCGGTAACCCATGCATCCTGCGCGGCGGTGATAACGCCAGCATCGGAAGCCTGCCAGATGGTTTTGAATCCTGAATCATAATGCCCTGCAACTTGGCCGAGCGCGGAAACGATGTCATTTTTTGTAATGCGCAGAATCCAGTCATTGAGAACGACTTTGGAAGCATTACGCAGACTGATTGCACTGTACTGCTCGTCGATTTCCGGCACAACTACCGCGTTACGGACTTTATCAACGGTTACGGGGCAAGAACGGCTGTTCATTTTCTCTTCTTGCCCTACCAGTGTTGCCGAACCTCTTTTGCCTGCGCCGGTCAGGGCGTTGACCAGTGTAAAAGTATCGGTTTTTCCCGGCTTGAGGGTGAGGGTTTCTTTCATCTGGATGATTGCGTTCTCATCCGTACCCATGTATTTTTTGAAGCGGTTGGCCCTGATGTATTCGGTGTAAAACTTCTCGTCCCACTGCTGGACGGTCAAACCGGCTGCTACGGCTGTATTTGCCATGATGTTTTCTCCGGGTGCCTGTTCTGGCACAAAGGGTTAGGGTTATTTGAGTATATCGTCTAGTGAAGCTGGCCCCTGCCATGCTGCTTGGTGCGTGCCTGCTGCGCCTCTTGCGCCTGCAATCGAGACAGGGGGTGTCTCTTTCTTCTCGTTTTTGGCTTTGTATTCTGCTTCCCACTTTTCTTTCAACTTGCGCTCGTACTCTTCGGGGTTTTCCATTTCCTTCATACGCATGGCGTTGGAGGCGGTCTTATACATGAACTCTGCCGGATTGACCTGTTGAACCATCTGCGGGTAAAGCGCCGGATACTGCTTAATTAAATCAGAGAAAACAGTAAACTTCTCGTCAAAGTCGGCGTGTCTGTCCCTTGCGATGGATTCTGAAAGATCAAGTTTCTGCCGGACTAATTCAGCTTGAAACCGCTGTTCCGTCTCTTGGAACCTCGCCTCGTATTCTTCCCCAAGGTATGGCTTTTCTTCTTGGGCTTTCTTTGCCAGTTCTGCTTCAAGTTCCTGACGCTTGCGACGTTCTGCAAGCATGGCCTGTTTCAGCCCTTCCACGTCTGGTGTCTCTTTTGCGGCGGCGGCCCGCTGTGCTTCCTCTTCCTGCTGTTTGGCCTCTGCTTCTGCGGCTGCTACTGCTGCTAGCCTTTCAGCTTCTGCGGCCTCTTCTGCGCCCGTTTCATCTTCCTGTGTGGTATTGAGGAACTCATCAAGCTGGTTGTTTCCTGACATTTTCAAACCCTTTCTCGCCCATTTGGGTGGCGGCCCCGTTAATTTCGCCCGTTAGTCGGCGGCACTTTTTTGACGGTTGCGTCATTTCATTGACAGTCCATAGCATTTTTAGCCGTGTTTGTCAATTTTAATATTGCACAGGATTACTGCCCTGCTGAATAAATACTTTGCTGTTGGCAACGGATGAAGCCAGTTTAAAGGTTACAGTGCCATTGAGAACTATTCGCACATTCTCTGCTGATGCTATGGGGGTTGGTGTGCCAGTGCCTATGATATACGTTCCTGCGGCGTTTGTGCGTAACTGTACGATAGTTGGTTGCGACGTGGTGACTGTGGCTGTCTGGTATCCTGCCGATGATGCTGTGGCTGTAACTGAACTGAACAGTGTAGGCCAGAACTCTTGAAGCGCGAAGGCTGATGTTGCTACGGTCATAAGAATTGCGGTGATGATAAGTCGTTTCATGCCATTTCTCCTCTTTGTGGCGGTGCCTGCGGTGCCATAGCCTGAACTTCTGCGTTGTATAGCTGTAACTGAGTGCCAGCTTCCTTTGATTCTGCGTCGGCAAGGTTCTTAATGCCAACTGTACGGAGATTAGCTACCTCGCGGCGTAACTTCTCAAGCGTCAACAGTTTAATTTCCTGCTCCATCGGGTCAGGCGGAGCTTGCTGGCCTATACCTTTCAACTTCTCGATAAGCTGTTTTTTATTCCTGAGAGAAGACGCTTGCAGCATGATTTCCAAGCCCATCGGCTTCAATTCATCCGGCATGGCGGGGAATAACTGTGCAAGTTGCTCGTACTGTTCAGCCTGAATGGTCACGGTATCAGGGACATCATCAAGGATAATGTCAACATCCAGTTCTGCTACGTTGTTTTCAATCACCGGCTGCTGTGCGCGGGGGTCCATCATTATCTGCTGTATCTGTTCGGGTGCGAGCTGTTCACCCTGCGCTTGTAGTTGCTTAATCATCTGCTCGCCTGCGGTGGTGGGGATATTCAGCCCGACATACTTCGGCGTATCTTCATCGTCGGTAACCCTGATCCACTTCTCGACGGTCCAGTATTTCTTGACTGCATACCACATCAAGCGGTAATTGCGATGCTCCCAATCTCTCAAGCCGTCAATCGGTAGTGAGGTCTCAGTATTGCCGCCCTGCTGCAATGCTTGGATAGCCCTACCGGATAAGTCGCGGCTTTCTGCGCCTGTTAAGGCTGCATTTGGCCCCTGTGCATCAATCTCGGCCTTGGCCTCCTGTAGCATCTGGAAGTTGCCTGCGGCCATGTCGTTAGTCGGTACGAGGTCAAACTTCATACCTGGTGTTTGCTCAACGTGTCCATCAGGTTTGGCGAGTTCGCGCTTCATGGCGTTTACATCTGCAACAGCGCCCTTCTCCCCGATGGTCTGTCGGGAGTTCATCAGATGTAGACCTTTAGACCGGCGCTTATTGATCTCGTCCTGCATTGATATATATTGACGGACCTGCCCGTAGCGGTTGCCGTCGCGGTCAACATACAGGCTTTGATATTCAAGGGAAGGGATTGAATCGCCGTCATCATCCACGAAAGGTGATAACACAGGTTCTTTGATATATCCTGACTTGGTAAAGAAACAGCCGTACCACTGGCCTTGCTCAAGGTGTTCCATGTAGACGATTCTTACGCGGTTGCGCTTGGTGTCTACCCATCTGTTATGAGGCTTGTCGTCAAAGGTTTCTGTGCCGGCAGAACTCCATGTATCGGTTAAGACCTTTTCAGCGTCTTTGCCGAACATTTCAAGGGCATCTTCTTTGTCCTGCCAGATAACAATACCCTTGTACTTGGCATCGGAAAAGTTTTTAGCCCTTGAGTGCGGATCATAAAACTGCCGGTCCCACGGAACATGAGTAGGGTTAATCTCGTAACCGCCTTTCTTCTCGGTAATTACAAGCTGAGTGCCGTATGTGCCGTATTTCAGGCCGTCTTCGTAGCAAAGTGACTTGGTGCGGTTGAATGAGGATTTATCGCAGATATAGCGTAAAGAATCTGTAGCGGCGTTGGCTGCTTCTTCGTCTACTTGTGGGTTGCGGGGAAATGCTTTGGGATCGGTGCGGGACTTCAACTCTTGCCCAAGCATAAAGTCAATCTTGGGTTTGATGCGGTTGTTGATTACAGGAGGTTGCTTACGCTTGGCAAGTATGTCTATTTCTTCTTTGGTAAGCTGGTTTCCATCGTAGTAGTCAGCATCACGCTCGGATAGCGTTCTAGCGTCTAGCGTGGAGTCCTCTGCTGCTTCAAACCACTGTACAAGCGTTGCGTGGTCGGTCTTGTATGCCATTTGTCTGCTCCTGGCTGCTGTTAGGCGGCAAAGGGGTCAATTTTCAACTGTCTATTTTTATTACACAAAATGCCATGCGCTCAGTACAAAAACACTTTGATTTATATCGTCTTCCAATCGTTTTCCGGTTCTTCGTTAAAGGCGTTGTCCCAGCGGTCTTTTTCTGGTTCCGGTTCAGTCTTTGGCATTACCCACGGCCTTGACATGCAAGCATAACGTATCTCGTCGGCTATGTGGTCTTCCCCATCTGTGTCGATATCTTCAATTTTGTTCTTGTCATGTTGCATGCCTGGTAAAGTTCTGATGGTGTCAACGCAGGTATTGAAAAAGTAAATCATCGGCTGTCCATCTATGCCGATAAGCCTGTTATTTATCTGCGTCCATCCTGGCTGTCTCTTATTGTCTCCCGGCTTCCAAGCCAAAGGTAGCATTGATTGAGCTATTGAAGGGCCACCATTCTCTGCGAATATAGCAGGGTCGGCAACCCTGTAAGCCATGTTCTCATTCTCGCGTTCTTTGATACCACTTGCAACGGCTTGAGCTGACATTTTAAGCCCTACGTTCGGACGGGCCATGCCGTACCATTCCCTGTACCGTATCAACGCGCCTGATGGGTATTTTGGCAGCGTACCGTCTGAGACTGCCCACCATCCCACAGAGAACGGATGCGATGAACCCCAATCGAAAGAGCAAAAACGCGTCCAATCAGCGGGTATCTCAAAAGGTGCGATAACATGCTTATTACTGTCCCACCTTGAAAAGAACGCCCCTGCTACGATATCCCAAGCGCCCTCTGTCCATGCCTTTCTTAGAGCTTCGTTGCCTGATGTAGCGGCTAGTATCCTGTTGCGATAATTCGGGTCGTTCCTCACAAGTATCTGGTTATCTGATAGTTTGGAAGGTATGAACATCCTTGTAAAGCCCGTTTCGGGGTCCGTATAAGGTGTGAACGGCGGGGATATATCAACATATCTCCCCTTTACCCAAACATGACCGATGCCGCCAGGATTGCCGGTTGATCTCATTGAGCAAGGCACGCCATTGGCTGAACGCAGAGTTGACAACATTTTTAAAAGACCGTCGGGAGTTGGATACTCAGTTACTTCGTCAAAGCTGATTCGTGTATATTGGTGGCCGTGATATCTGCCGTAATCCTTCTCGTTTTCGATATACCGCATTTTGACTGTTGCGCCGTTCGGCCAATACCAGCAGTTAGAAAACGGGTAATTGCCTGATGGCTGAGTCCTGAATGATGCGCCTGATGCGGTGAATATCTCTACCGCCCTGCTTTGTAGTTCCTCCATCTCAGGGTATGTTTTACGAAACATAATCCCGTTGGAGTGCTTACCATATTTCAAGGCTCCGTCTTCTTGGTAGCCTAGCTGTAAATCGGATTTACCCCCACCACGTTCACCACCAAAGAATAACTCATCGCACCAATCAGCTTCAAGTGCCGCTAACTGAGGTCCCTGTTGTGGTATCCAGGCCATGATGCTTTAACCATTCCTCTCTGGTGATTGAAGGGCGGTTCACAATTTCAAGCGGCTTTTCAGGGTCGCCTATGACTTCTTGCGTTACCTTGTCGCCGTATTTCTTAGGTGCCAGTTTTGAAGCTAACCACTTGCGTGCGTCTATCTGGAGCCGTGAGCGTTCAACCATATCTCCCGTGGTTGTCTCAATGCCTGATGCTTTCTCTGTGGTCTTAACTCCAATTCGACACTCATCTGCTATCGACCGGATTTGTGCGGCCATGAAATCAGCTTGTAATTCTTTTGCGCGCGCGTATTTGCGACATAATTTCTCATCATCTGCAATCCATCTAGCAAAAGTTCTGCCTGTTGGTGCTTCTTGCATTGTTTCGCATACTTCCCACAAAGACCTGTCGCTGTTTGCTATCTCTTCACATATGAGGTCGCATATCCGATGTTTGTCAATCTCTGGGGTTGCTTTGCGTGCCATTACGCGTAATCCCCTTCGACATAATCACAGTTGCGCTTGACGGCAAGGGCTATAACCCGCTTGTGTGTTTCGCCTATGGTGGTTGTAATGGTGTTGGTGATTTCGTGACGGCCTGGTGAAGCGGTTATTTTTGCTGTTGCTGATGTGGTTGTGTTGGAAGGATTTGCGACTGATGCTGTTGATGCTTCCCATGTGCTTGTTGATATCTCGGATGTTTGTAGAATTGAAGCGTAATTGATTGCGTATTGAAGGGTCTCCCCTTCCTGCTGAGTGGCGGGAAATCGGAAATACTGTGCGGCGTTTATGGTGCGGTCATTTATGTTCATTCCGTCTCCAATGGTATTATGCCGTTACATAGCATATTTTTAATGGCATGTCAATTCTTATCACTCCACTCCGTAGCGAGACTTGATCGCGGCAATCAGATTGTCAGGCAGTAATCCTCTCCACTGTAATTCAAGTTCTTGGCAAATCTCCCTTGCCGTCTCTTTCTGTGCGGATTGGAGGGCGGAAGTGAGTTGATTTATTTCCTTTTCCCCTTCCAAAATCTGCTTGGCTAGTGCTTCGACATGAGGCGTAATATCATTAATTGCGTTTGATAGTGTCTCATTAGCTTGTGCCAGCCTTTCATTCTCCGCTTCCACCCTTGCGTTGTCGTGGTAGTATGTGCGGCCTGAGAGCTGAGTTTTAAGGTTAGCGTTCTCTGTGGTGAGGCGCTGGATTTCAGCCTGCTGTTTTTTAAAACTGTTACCCCTGTCAACCACTTGCAAAGCAAGGTCTTTGTGCATCAGCTTCATTAATTCTATACACTGCGCTACTGTCTTGCCGGTCATATCAAACCCGCATCCATCCAAAGCATCACAAGCATCGTTAAGATTTTTCTGCATATCTTTTGTCTCGCTCATACTCCGTCCCTCCTGATTGACTCGGCTATGTCAGATTGCCATATTGATAAAGGTGAGTGGTCAGACGTTGGCCTGTTATTACGTCTGAATTTTTCTGCTATCTCCGCCGCCCTTTCTTTGCCAGCGGCGTAACCGGCGTTCCAGTCTTTTTTACGTATCAAGTACGTGTTGCTCCGATAGAATGGGTCGTTGCTATGCGGATATTCCTCTTTTATCATTTCCTCAAAAGTCATACTCCACTCTCCCCTTGGCCCGCATCTATTTTTTTACCCAGTTCAAGTATAACTCTTTGTTAGATTACTCTGCACCATCCATCGATAAGCCAACTGGTTCCGCAGGGCCGTCAAGGTTTGGATGATAGTCATCCGCCGCCAGAGGTTGCACATACTGTCGGAGACGTTCAGACGGTACGAGTTTTAAGCCTCCTGGTACATTCTGAACTTCAAAAAGCTCTTTTGGTTCCGGCCAGTGTGCCGCAAAAGTCGCGGGGTCCGCCTGGCTCAGTGCCGCCACCAGTTCCGATGTGTCAACGTTGATAACAAAGGGGCCAATGTTGCCAGGACAATTTTCGTTACAGTTTCTTAGTTTTGGTTCCATGATTTTCTCCTTATTGATTTTTCCGCCACAGTACCAACAGCAATCAGCGTCTATTTCCATTTTCGTTACGAAGTGACCTTCTTCACAACTTGGGCATTCCATTCATCCCTTCAATGCTTTATCAGCAATTTTTTGCAGCATTAATGCTTGCTCGTAAATATGCCCCGGTTCAAGCCTAGCCTTTGCAATTTTGTCCAGTGCGTCAAGGTAATTATCGCTTGCACATGCTTCTAGTCGTTCTATCTCTGCAAACAAGACACTCATTGCTTCTTCATCTCTCTTAGGCGGTTCCTGATGAAATTCCAGATAACTTCTTAAACTCCTGACATGTTCCTTCGCTTCGTCTACTGTCATAAATCCCTCCTTCGTAATCTAACCAGCTTATTCCAGCGGGTGAACCGCTGAAACGCCAGCCGTTCTTGTTCACTGAGGTAATTAAGCATATCTCCGCCGCCCTTTCCTTGCCAGCGGCGTAACCGGCTCGCCAAGCGGCTTCACACCATGCCGTAACTGACGGGTGGATAAAGGGGTTATCGTCTAGCCCTCTTGCTATTTTCCATTTCTCAAATTCTTTCTCAATAAAGGTCATTTGTGTAACCTCCCATAAAGATACCCATAGAAAAAGGTAACAGAACATATTGCTAATATTTTTAATATATCGCACTCAAAAGTCATTCTCCACTCTCCCCTTGGCCGTGGCCGCTAATTATGTACGATAGCCTTAATTCGCTCTGCCGGTATCTGTGTCACATTGCCGTAAGCGTCTTTTATGATGTACCATCCCATTTCTGCTTTTCCGGTAGTGCAATAACTTCCACCGGCTCTAGACGTTTCGGGGAATGTTTCACTTGTCCCATCCATGTATTTTACGATTATCTCCATCCCCTGTCTCCTTTCTCCCCACTCAGGAGGGCTATAAACACTGTCCAAACTGCCAGTAAACAAACTCCACAGTCTTGCCGCCTTTGGTACTGGTTGAGCGCGTAAATCCGACAGGGGCCAATGCAGCGTCTATATGTTTCTCTATCTGCTGGATAAACTCAATATCGTATTCATCAAGTCCGTGGTTGATAGTCACTACAATATCCCTTTGTTCTCCTGCCAATCCAGCCGATGCAGCGGAAGGCTGGCAATCATCACAAGGCAAAGAACCGTTTGGCATATCTCCATCAGCTTTAATCCACTCCATACTCGCCCCCTTATTCGTTATCTCGACTGACTACCCCAATGTAAAACCATCGCTTTTGCCACTCCATCAAAGGTTTTACTTCTGTCCCGTTTCCTGTTGGGTCCTGGCGGCATCTTCCACACCCTCTGTTCTCTGCCGTCAACTTTGTTTGTAGGATGTAGTGGTTGCAGGTTGTGAAGTGCAAAGCCGGTTTTTTTGGTTTCTCCGTGGCCGTGGTCATGCGGCTGGATATAGTGGACATTCGGGAGGTACTTAAAAATGACGCTTACCGGATTTTCCAGCGCCACCCTATCACTATGTTTCTTTGCCAATTCCCAAAGCGAAAGCGTCCAGTTAATAGCATTAATTCTTTCTTGGTGACGGGGCATGTTAGTGCCATACCATCTATTGCCACTTACAGCCATTGCGGTACAGTCGGGATGCAAAATAATTAAGCCCCACTGTCTAGACGGTATGACCGCCATAATATCCTGCTGATAGTGCCATGCCGGATTGCCGCGAGTCGGTTGCAGGTCGCATGAATATGCCTCATATCCAGCATCACGAAAAGCCTTACAAACCACCTGGCTTTCTTCGCACCCTATTAAAATTGGACCATCCATCGCTCATCTCCTTTCTCATCAGGGTTGTGGACTAACCACGGATATGTTTCAGCCTCATTGCCTCACGGGCTTTGTCACAAGTAGCGCACTCACAATAAAAGCCTTCTCCGTATGTTTCACGGATACTGTCGCTATGTTCTTTCAAAAATGCCTCTGCTACGATTTCCAACAACAATAGCCGTGTTGACCTGTTACTGATGGTTTTGTAACTAGCACATATCATATCGGGATTTCTTTCCCTTTGACGGCAACTCATTCGATTATTCCCCAATTCGCCACTATATCCATGTCTCTAGACATTGCCGGTATCCATCCTTTGCGTAACCAGATAAACCAGTAGTGCTCAACTCGGTACTGCTCTTTCTGCTCGGCTATGATGTAATTTTCAAGGTAATCGTCCATTGTTTCATTTCCTCTCCTATGCCGCGACTAGGCCGAAAGATGCTTGACGGCTGTTATGAAATCTACGCCATCACGTTCCATTAAAATATCTATCGCTGAAAAGTCCTTATCACAAACAAAACAATGCGCCCTGTTGCGTTTCTTATCCCAAGTTAAAGAGGGCTTTTTGTCAGCATGGCAAAATGCAAGAGCGGTTCCTCTGTTGAACTCAATCAGTTTTTCAACAGGGTATTCCCTGGCAGAATCAATGTTAGCATCTGTTATGCCTACCTTTTTCTTCCCAAGTTTTGCGTTCTGTGCGTATATACGAATCTTGCATATTTCAGCCATGATGCCTAAGTATGTTGATTCTGGCATCTCGCTTGTTTTGAGGTCAAGGTAATCATCCCATAGGTCTAATTGCCCAAAGAGATATTTCACCCGCATTTCAAAGGCAATCTTCGGGCTGATATTCATTTCACGGGCCTTCATTTCTATCTGGTATGCTTCCATTAAAACGGTGCCTCTTTTTTATTCTTCTTAGGCGGTATGTACTCTTCTGCCCCCAAAAATTTAAGAGAAGTCTTGTCCATTAACATCTTGAATTGATTTCCAGCTACCCCGTTACGGTTTTTAAGTATCTTGAGTATCACATCTTCGTTGTCGTTACGATACAAGCCAAACATGAAATCAGCTCCTGCTTCTATATCTCCCCCGCCTTTGGCCGCGTCCATTTCCAATTCCCTGCCAGTGCTTTGGGCATATCCCCTGTTTACCTGTGCCAGAACGATAACAGGCCGCATCACGGTTTTAGCCAGTTCCTTTAATCCGAATGATAACTCTGCCATCTTGTGAAACAGGTCTTTACCTTGCGCCGCCATAAGACCAAGATAATCAATGCCAATGGTTTGTATCTCTCCGTACTCCCTGTCTGCAAGGTCAACGTAAGCGTGTAAATCTTCCAGCGACCTTCTAGACCTCTCCACAGTCAGGACCTTATCGCACCCTTTGGATTTGGCAAAGTCTATCATCTTTTGTTTGTGGCCTGTTTCGTTGCTAAAATGATATTCGATTGCCCCACCCATCATTTGATTGCTGATTTGTATAGCTCTCTCAAAAACCTTTTCCCCTGGCATCTCCATGCTAAAAAACATCTGAAACATTCCTGATCTAAAAGCGGCGTCTTGAAGAAGGTTTTGAAGTAATGCGGTTTTGAATGTGCCTGAATAGGCAATTATTGTTAAGACCTCGCCAGGGGCTACGCCACGGATAATGTCGTCAATACCTCCTAGCCCTGTGGTGAATCGTGCTGACTGCATCCTTGCCATGTAGCTTCCATATCGTTTGGCAAGGTGGTCAAAGGTTAGTATGTCATTCAACATAGTCGCTCCAGTTATTAAAAAACGAACTTCCCTGTTTTATGAACTTCATTTCCTGCCCTTCGGTGCGGTCCTTGTAATGCTGGATAGCTACAAACAGCTTCCGGGCATCGTCGATAGATTTTACACTTGCTTTATAATGTCTGATTGCCTCTTTCTTTCCCTCACGTCTCGGATATTCGCTCCAGCACTTTTCGAATATTTCAAGGTTCCCATCAAAAAACTCTATAGCTTTATTCTTTTCATTCTTTAATTCATTCTCTATGGTACTGTTTGTGGTCCGTTTGTGGCCCGTTTTTCGTTCGTTCTGTGGTTCGTCTGCTTGATACTTGTCGTAATTTATTATTGTAATTAAGCTAGTTACGTTTAAATTCTGTGGCCCGTTTTGTGGTCCGTTATGTGGTTCTATTTGCTTTTCTTCTTTTAAATCATCAAGGAATCTACGCACTTTACCCCTTGACCATCCCCATCTATCGGCGAGCTGTCTTTCCGACCATCCGACCTGACCTCTGAGGACTTCAATTTTAATACCTCTCTTAAAAAGAACACTATCTTTATGGTTAGCCAGCATAATTAAATCTATCCAAGCTCGGCCTCTATCGAAAGGGGTATCTTGCCAGAATAGGTTTTCTTTTATGCACCTCCAAAGCCTTATATATCCCCTGTGCATAATCAGCCTTCCTTGTGGCTGATCTCTGCTAGATACCTTTTAAGCGCATATCGGGCTATCTGTTCCGGCTTGTAGCCTGATTCTATGCACTGTTGCATTAATTCCTTTGTAATATCGTCATTGATACGGAAAGCGACAACAAACTTCATCGGCGGATTGTGTGATTTGCCCTCACCAAACATATTTTATCCCCTTAAAAACAGAAATCTCGCTCAAGAGTTGGTGGACTCCTGGCGAGATTAGATATACGTTAGCCAGCCACCACTAGCAAATATGAAATTGTATGATCTGTATACCAAAAATCAGCGGGTAATGCAAGTGAATCTTAGCTAAGACTTATTTTTGTGCTTGTTCAAGATATTTGCGCCTGGTGAGTTCCAATTTCATGTACCCTGCATCCAAAACATCAACCACTCCGTATCGCTTGAGCAGTTTAATTGAAACGTTCATTACATCGATACACTCGCCTATGCGGTCGGCTGTATCAGATTCCTGCAAGATAGCCCATTGAAGCTCTTGCATTTCCTCCATCAGTTTATCTTCTACTTCTTCAACCGTTGCTGTAGGGCAGAACTGCTTATCAAAATGGCTGTAGTGTAACAAATATTCGTGCATGTCCATCAGTGAACCTCCTTTAGTTTGGAACGGTAATGGTCGCGGATGGTGATTAATTCTTCGATTGTGTATTTCTTCGGCTCGTGCGGCCCTTCCAGCCATTCAACGCGGTCAAGGCCGATCTTCTTAATCAGCGAAATGCGGTAGAGCGCGATATTGCCTGACAAGTGGTTATTACAAGCTGAACATTGTTTATGGTTATTGTCCTCTTCAAACCTGAGTTCTGGCCGCGCTCCGGTGGATAGGTAGTGACCGGCATGGTACTGTCCGGTGTGATGCCTACCGCAAGAGATACACGGCAGGGCTTCATCACGTTTGCGGATATAAGCGTTAAATGCTACCTGTGCCAGCTTTAACCAATCGCGCCGTGATCTTGCCTTGACCTTTGCCGCTAAATGCTCTCTACGGGCACGTTTAGCCTTGTCTCGCTGCATTAATTCGATAGCACAAGCAGGGTTTGAGCAAGTCTTTTGAGTGACAGACCACTTCTTGTATTCGCCTTCGCAACCTTCACTCTTTATCCGGCACTTGGTGAGTCTCATAGGGATAGCTTTAACTGCTGTTGGCTGCGTTCGATACGTTCAACCGCCGCCGTGAAATACTCTGAATCTATTTCGTATGCCGTGATACTAAAACCCATATCTAAACAGGCTATTGATAGACTGCCGCTGCCGTGGTGAGTATCTAGGATGGTGTCACCGGGTTTGGCAAACATTTGCAATACTTTTTTATAGAGCATTACCGGCTTTTGGCAAACATGCGCCCGATCTTCGGTAGACTGGCTAGAATGGTTTATCACTTTGGCATTGCGATCGAATGAGGTTAGCGCCAGTTCGCAATCTGCCATTGTGTGCATACCTGACATATTAGGTTTGACCCATGATATGAAACAACGGGCAGGCTTTATGAACTCAGTGAAGAAGTTTCCGCCCCATATTATTTGATTGACGCTCACCCTTCTTAGTTCGTCAAAATATTCTTTGTCGGGCGCAACATCCCACGCCGCACCCTTCTTTTGGTATTTTACTGACCATGTACCGCCAGCGACAAGGGCCTCGCCTATCCCATACGGCGGATCAACAATCGCAAGGGAAAAGGCATTATCCGGCATGTCCCGCATAGCCTCAAGGCAACAGCCCAGATACAGAGTCGCCCCGCCTATTATCACCGGGGAGGTCATTTGCCCCTCTTCTTCTGCGCTCTGCGCTGGTGCCTGTTGGTGGGAGTGGTAATTTCTTCCTCTCCGTCCATCTGCTTTGCTATCATGCTGGTTAGTGTCTTGATGCGTAGGGGGTTCATGCTGTGGCCCTTTTCCTTCCTCTTTTGCCCAATAACATACCATCCATTATCCGGCCAAAGTGTTTTTGAAGTGTTGTATGGTTCATGCTGAATTCCAGCCGGTCAACAATGGCTCTGAAAGAAACACCCTTTACCCTCAGTTGCTTAATCGTTTCAAGGTTGGCAGAAACAATCCCATGTGCGTCAATTTGCTCGATGCACCTCTTGGGTTTGACAATCTTCGGTTTCGGCATAGGCTCGACTTCGTAATCCTCCCATGTGCCACAAAGAATACATTTGTAGCCCACTATCCTGCCGCTGTCGGCTTCTTCGTCACTATGGAAAGAACTAGCCCATCCAATGTCGTCAGCGAGGTACATCAAGCCGGTGGAGCATTTAGTGCATGGTTTCATTATGTTAATCCTCCGGGTGTGGTAGTCGTGCAAATTTAAATTCTGACACACAATAGGTTTCAACTTTACCTGAACTGATAAGTTTTTTCAGTTCGTTATCATCTACAAAACCGTCAGAATACCGTCCATCTACAACTCTTATATCTTCATGCTTGAGTATTTCTAGGATTTCAGATTCCATAATCCCTCCATTTCACGCCGTGCTGAGTACCAAAGGCGGTTATTAGTTCTATCATCTCGGAAAAGTCGGCTACACTCATTCTTGATGTTGATTGCGCCATGACAACAAACCCTGTGTCAAGCCCTGGTACGACTTTTTGTTGATGTAGAGACGCAGAAAATACACATTTCCATTCATCCTTTGATAGCTTTTGGCCGTACCACTCCACCTGAGACGCCACATCGGTCAACATTGCCCATAACTTCGCGTTCTGGTCGAGGTTGCGGCGTTTTTTGTGCTGTTTAATCTCCACCTCCATCACAGGTTCAAGCGGCAAGCCCTTGATGGTCTGGATAGCGTGGCTTCGCTGGAGTTCTCCGGTTAGGATGATTTTCTGTTTCAAAACCTGACTCCAGTTGTCTTTTGGATACTCAGGCCGGGGAAACTGTCAAAGCCATTCGCATTCACCCATGATTTAAGCGCCGCCGTTTTTGCGTCCAACATTGTCGGGAACATATTGCGCTTGACCAACTCCGTGATAAACGCCTTCATGTCAGTTATGCCGACAATCGTTTCTTTGGCCTGGGTGATGTTGCCCCCATTAACAGCAACAGTTTTTGCAACAGTCGGTGCAACAGTCACCGGGGCAGAATAGACCATTTCAGCCTGTTCAAGTTTTTCCTCGGCCTTTTCCATCTTTCCGGCGGCTTCGGCCTTGATAGCGGCTGCAAGGAGCTTCTCGCGTTCTTTTCTGGCCTCTTCGTCGGCTATGGCTTGGAGTCTGGCCTGTTCGATACGTTCAAGGCGTTTCTGTTCTTCGTTAAAGGCGTTCATGGTATTGCGGAGAATGCTGATTGCTTCGTCAACCGGCTTGAGTTCTTCGGCCTCTTTGGTCGTGATTGCCTTGTGAGCTTTGTGGGCGGCTTCCTTCAAGGGCTGGAAGTAATCAACAATCTTCGCGCGGAGTTCCTTGATGGATTTTCCAAGCTCCCCAGCGGCAGAGTATCCGGTTACGTCCTTGACGACCATCGCCGTTGCCTGGTCTTTCAAAGTGAGTGCCGTTGTTTCCAGTTCCTTCTCGATTACTTGGTTTTCCATCGTGAAACCTCCTCGTTCATTTTGTGAAGATCCAGTAAATAACGGAACCGTTGCCAACTTTCCGTTTGCAGTTTTTTGGTACGGTTGACACAAGTAAAGACGTAGCTTGCATCCTGTTTCAGTTCTAGCACGAACCTCTCACGGCCACCGCTTCCGGTCATGTTGTCATACGCCGCAAGCTGGATAGGGTCAGTCAACATATTTACCGGGCGACTTTTGAGGTCAATCAGGAAGTTTTTAGTCTCGACGTCCGGCGTTCCGGCGTATTTCAATTTTTCATGGTAGCCAGGAACCTCTATGTTCGCGCTGGTCGTAATCTCGTATTCATAGAAATCTGACTGCCATGCCTTGAAAGCCAGTAACGGATTGTAGAGGTTTTCATCAAGCCCATCCTCATCAAGATCGTCGGCAAGGTATAACTCGATTGTCTTATGTACCGCCGTACCGAAAGCCCCGGCCCTTGCCAGTACGTCCCTGTTGACGGTTGAGAAGTCATACAGCGGTTTCATTATCTGAGTGACAGACGGCAACACAACGCCGTCAAGCGTGTATTTATGCAACTCCTCGTTAAAGACAAAGTTACTCATACTCTTTGCCCTCACAGCAAGTCATGTTCCGGCAGGCCCCGTCAATCCTCGGTTGCATACATTCAGCGCAAACATCCGGCAACACCTCTGCTTCGATAACCTTTTCTTCCGGTTTGACTTTCTCGGCCAGTTTTTCAAGTTTGGTGCAGAGTATTTCAAGGCGCTTGCCGTCCAGACTCCGGTAATCTTCTACACCTTCCGTTTCCTTGTATGTCCCTTTAGCGGGGATAAAGGATTCAGTTTTGAGCGTAGCTTTCTTGGCTTCCATGTCTGTACCGTGGAGTGTATCAAGAGCTGCCTTGATACGCGGGAAATATGTTGTCTGGTTCTCCGTCAGTTTTTTGGATTGTGGCTGAGTAACGGCAGGCTTGCCGACTTTTGATGTTTCATCTTTAACAAGTTCGTCGCGTACCTCTTCCGGCAGGTCTTCAAGGTCTTGCGAGAAACAGTCACTTGCGCCGGTAGCAGTCAGCGTTAAATCTATCTGAGCGCGTTTCTTTGCCATCTTCAAGACGGTATTGGCAAGGTCGGCAGGGTTTGTGCGTACCTGTTGAGTTAATCCATCCTTGTTCCAATTTGTAGGCTTGCTGAATTTAATACGGCGGCGGTCTTCCGGCGTGGCTTCAAACTCGGCAGGAGATACAGCCCCGCGCCATTTGTATTTATCTTCATCCGTGGAACACTCGCCGACACCGGACCCCACTATTTCACCGGAGGGGAGAACGCCACGGCACGTCACACGATACCGGAAACAGTCGTAACCTGAAAGGTCTTCCACGGAAGGATCAACGGCAATTCGGAAAGTTGAAAGAATAACCTCGGAACCGGCCTTGTAAAGTGACGGCAATTTGCACCCTGGGATTATCCCGTAATGAACACCCGCCGGGTTCTTCTCGGTAGGCCCGATCATCACAGATTGCATGACTTCCTGAATCAGCCGTTTTTGGGCTATTACAAGCTGTTTGGTTAGCGGCATATTCCCGCTTGCCGCTGGTATGGTCGTCAGTTCGTTGCTCATATCTTCGCCTCGATTTCCGCCAGTTCAGCCAGCGCTTTCAATGCTTCTTCCCTGCCGTTGGCGATAGCATCGGTTATTGCGTCAATCTTTGTGGGACCAAAGCCGCCAGGATACATGGCTTGGGTTGAGATAAATTGAAGCTGTGCCTGATATTTGCTAACTGTGTCAAGGTCGCTTTCATAGGGAAACACTATCCCGATAACCTTGCCGTCCAGCACTACCTTCTCTCTCACCACTTGTGGTGTGAATGTAATCATGGTTGTTCCTCCGTTTCTTCGAGTTTTGAAAGATAGATTTTATCGGTCGTCCTCGTCTGGATAGTCCGGTTCTCTGCTCATAAATGCGTCCCACACCAAACCTTCAATATCAATAAACGCAGATTCAAGCAGGTTCACCACATCTATTCCCTTATACATAATAGACTCAATCTCAATGCTTGCCGGTTCGTCGGGTTCAAGCTGCAAACCTGTGCCGCGTTCCCTCATGCCTCTACATGCTTTGTAGTAACAGCCGGAGACTTCTATTTCTTCTCCGTTGTATACAACTGATTCAGTAAATTTACTCATAGCATCACCTCAATTCATCCAAAGTTTCCCGCCTACTCTTTCCGCTTGCGGGGTCAATCTCTACACGTATAAGCCTCTCTTGCTTTGAGAAAGGGACTCTTGAAACGTGAGTTATGGTCTTGGCTATCTCGTCAAACTCCGGCGTTCCTGGTGTGTAGTGGATGCAATCACTCATTGTCGTCTCGCTTTTTATCAGGCGGTAGCACATACTTCTCGATTAACAAGGTTGCCATGTACAGGGCAAGGAAGAAAAAGCCGGTTATGTAGAGGTCAGTCATGGGGTTACCTCTCCGCTGTGTGGTACATCCGCCCATTCGGTCCATTCTAATAATGCGGTTTTACTGTCAGCCGTTTCAAACTCAGGGACAATCACACGGTATTGTAGTTTTTGAAAGAGGCGGCTATGTGAATCAACACATATTGACCCCATTGGTGGTGGACCAGATTTCATGCTATGCCATACCCATCTTATTTCAACCATGCCCTATTCCCCCTCTCCCCTGACTATGTAGTCGCAGTCCTCGCACATGCTGGTGCGGCCAGCCATAGCGCACAAAGCCATGACAAACACTCCCATGCAACTTCCAACAGCTAGGCCGCAGGAAAACGCAGCCCAATGCTCCCAGATATATTCAATCATTTAATGCCCTCCATAGACGTAATAAACTGAATAGCAGCGTAGTAATCAGCCCTATCTGTTCTTTCAGATAGTTCAGCCAAAGAACCTGAAAAGCATCCTGTTCTTACAATAGTTTGCTTGTCAGTTACAAAAACTTGTAGATAGTCGTTACGTGAACCAATCGGCCCGACGGCGAAGTATTTAACTAATGATTCTTCTCCATACTTGGCAACGCGCAGGTCGGCACCGCGCAGGTTGGCATCGCACAGGTTGGCAACGCGCAGGTCGGCACCGCGCAGGTTGGCATCGCGCAGGTTGGCATCGCACAGGTCGGCAC